ATAAGCTCTAGGCGTTCTGTCCAATAAGGGAGGTGCCATTTCTGGTTCCCTCTAAGCTTATCGGACACATTGCCCGGACCGTGCTTTGGGAAAAGATCCCCCTCGAAGACCTTACGGTCGACATCGGCGAGTTCATCGCCGAAGACGAGGATTGCCATCCGAGAAAACTCGAGGAGATCATCCTCGGTCCATTCGGAGAGCAAAAGACGGTCACGCAATTCACACTCAACATCGAGGTACTTCTGAACAGCAGCCTTCTCCCTTTCGGGAGTACAGGGGAGTTCAACTTTCTTCAACAGACAAGTTATCTGTCGAACAGAGCGAACAGCCTCCGTATTGGGCCGCTGTAGAAGCACCCCGGTGTGTTGATCGAAGATTAGACGAAGGAAACCTGAGAGGAATCTTGGGAGACCCCCTCTCCTGGCGAAGCCAGGAAATAGGTCGGAGTCTACAAATTCCTGTGAGAGAGCTCTATCAAAGTCTCCACAGAAATTCGGAAGAGTTATCGTAAAGAAAGATAACCCTTCATCTTCGAATCTGGACAGGGCGTTTTTAACGTCCTGTTCGGTACACACGCCGAGGATTGAGCCACACTCACGTGTGATCTCTATCCATAGTCCTGTCAGGCTTTTCATGCTCACTCCTTTAATTAAGGGGCTGGGCATCCTCGAGACACTAACAGGTCCTTGATCACCGCCTGGTCCCCACTAAGGTTCCAGACGGTGACCCGCGTGATGGTTCTCAGGTAATAGGCTAAGAATTAAAGTCTATTACACCAACCAAATATAGAATTTGGAAGGCGAGAGCAACCATGCACATGGTCGAAGCTATAACATAGGATGCAATAATAATCATCCAGAATAGCTTCCAAAACTGGACGTCATTGTCGCTCTGGTGTTTGGACTTTCGTTCAATCACGGGAGATACAAGAGCGTCCAGCCCAACGGGAGGAAGAACGTGAGGCAGATAAGTGCGATCAAGCTCCTCAGAAGGAGGTACTTGATCAGGACTCACCGCCCATGATCTTCCCCTTAAACGTGGCATTGACCAGCAAAGCCGTCAGAGCGTCATACACGAGAGTAGCATCTGCGTCCGAGTATCCCTGATCAAAGGGACGACTCACGACAGCGTGCACACTCATCGAGTACGGACGATTCTGAGACGGAAAAAGCGGGTCAGTAGTGACCTTCTTATGCGTGAGCTTGACAAGGGAGTTCTCACGGCCGTTTCGCACAACGTGCGAAACTTCCAGTGAGAGCGCCCCGTCAGACGACGTATAAGTAGATGCACGGCCCTCCGCCTTAATGCGCGGAAGGTTAGTAGCCACAGCGTTGTAAGTGACCACTGTCGGATCAGAGAGTGCCATAGGACCTTGTTCTATGTTTGTGCCTCTTGAGAAGAGACTGATGGGACATCTCGAATTATTTCGAGATGCCTAGAGCGGCCAAGATCGCCAATTGGCGTGGAGTTAAATCCACGCCGGTGAACTTGACGCCGAAAGGGGAACAACGAAT